ATATTTAAGAGATGGAGAAGATGGACATGGAGAGTTCGTAAAAGGTGTATGGGTTACGGCAAAATCTATTCCAGGTAGAGCTTTCTATTTTGAAACTTATCTGCCTGACTATGGTGCTCTTTACGATAAACTACCTATTAGTGCTTTTACTTCTGAACCACAGACCCCAACTCCAGATATGGATCTTTATAATCTCCAGTTTTGGAATTGCATGGATTATGGGGTGGTGGCAGTTAGCAAACAGTTCATAGGATCTATGGACTTTGAAGTATATACAAGAGATCATGGTATTCTAAAAGGATCATATGTATGTACTCTCGATAACTATCATGAGAATGTAAACGCAGTTGATTTCTCTACCAGTGAGAAACCAGCAGAACATAAATCAAATAACATAATAGAATTAGAAAACGGACAGTTTTGTCTGTATCCAAACAACAGAATGAGAGTGTATGATAATTCACTAACACCAGATAAACCATTGCAGCCAGATTTCAAAGTTAGCACAGAGATATATCAAGTTGAGAACGGACAGAAGTTTAGACTCGGAGATACAGATGAATACTTTTGGAAGGCAAAAGATGAATGATAGAGTTTCTTCTGATCTTTATGCTCAACGAAAGAGTGGTAGATCAGACACAAAGATTTGAAAATATTAATACTTGTTTGTATTTTGCCAGACGTTTGAACAATCAACCCGATGTTCCACTGCTAGATGGCAAAATGGCTAAAATCACTGCATATTGTAAGCCTGTCCGAAAAAACTAGGCTCTAGGATGCCCACACAGAGCCGAAACAAAGTGTCCGTGTGTGATTGTACCCTAGAAATACCTTTGTTTTTACACGATTACGATAAGTGGGTTAGCCAACTTCTCCCCAATTATTTCCTAATTCTGCATCAACTTCGAAGGGTATTCGTAGGTCTGGAACACAATTAGACATAATATCTTTTATTTTATCGACTTCTTCTTGATTTTTTATATTGAAACATAGTTCATCGTGAACTGTTAGCATCGGGCATAACCCTTCCGAATAACAATCGACCATTGCCTTTTTAGTTTGGTCTGCACTAGATCCTTGGATTAATCTATTCAGCGCCTTGTATGTAAATGCTCTTTGTACATTTTGATACTCCTCTAATGCATTCTTCAAAGGTAATGCTTTTTTAGAAGAGTAACCTCTTGGTTCATACAAATCAAAACGACATTTTCTACCTAGTTGAGTTCTTATCATTCCTTTTTTCAAAGCAAAGTTTGATACCTTTGTTGCTAGATCTTTTACAAAAGGAACTTTCTCATTATATTTTTCTAATAATTCTTTTGCCTCTTCTTCTGTAATAGCTAATGTGTTTGCTAATTTTTTGCGGCCCATACCATACATGATTCCAAGATTTACGGTCTTTGCTTCTTTTCTTGATATATTTGCCATATCTGCAACCATTTGATGAAAGTCTGCTTTACCTTCATTATACATAGTTACTACTTCATCTATCAAAGGATGTCTGAATCCATCCGTTGGTTTGGCACAATAATGTGCTAACCATCTTGGTTCTTGTGATGCATAGTCAAACGATCCCCACTTACACCCCTCTTCTGGAATAAACAATCCTCTAATCGCTTTCTTGATCTCTAAATCTCTAGATGGTATTTGTTGTAGATTAGGATTACTGGAACTAAAACGACCCGTAACAGTTCCACCATCGTCCGTTCGGAGAGGATGAAAGTCACAATGTATACGACCATCATGAGCATGATTAAGAATAGTTTCTACAAAAGTAGTATTTGCTTTGTTAAGTTCTCTAATCTTTACAATTTTTTTAGCAACGGGATGAGGATGATGAGACAGAAACTGTTTTGTGAAAGAGGGAGACCCGCTCTTTTCTGTGCGAGAATACTCAAGTCCAAAAAAGTCAAAGACCTTTGCTATAGATGTGCTGACCCAAGGTTCTACCGTGACTCTAGTTTCTTTGACTATCTCATCAAGTAATTTTTTCTCTTGCATAGCCATTTGTTTTTTGACTTTTTCTGCTTGATCTAAATCAACACGAACACCTTTTGTTTTCATTTCTAACATGACGGGTATCAATGAGGATTCTAATTCAAAAATACTTGTGCATTCCTCTCTTTCTAGTATTGGTAGTAAATGATCGTACAATCTCAAAGTGACTGCAGCGTCTTGTTCTGCATATGCTCCCACATATTTAGCAGGCAGTTTGTACATCTCTGATTTTGGATCTACACCAAACTCACTCGCGGCATGTCTTAAAGTTTTTTCACTTTTATATTCTTGTAAATAATCTGACACCAAACTATTTAAATTATAATATCTTCTGTTTTCATTAATCAGAGGAGCCATAATCATTGTATCTAGTATGGGACCTTTAACTTCTATACCTTCTGCTCGTAGCCAACCCAAATCATACATGGAGTTATGAAAAATCTTAGGAACTTTTGGAGTATCCATTTGTTTCTTAAACCACTTAAAAACCATGTTTGAATCTATGTTACCTTGAGAATGTCTTATAGGATAATATCCTTGGAAGTCTCCCGCAGCTACGGCTATGCCAATAACATATCCATCTTTTCTACACCATCCAGGCCCTAACTTTAAAAGATTAGGATCTCTTGTTTCTAAATCAACAGATATACGAGATGCTTTTGTTAGATCTGGAAAATCATTTGGAGGAGACCAATCAAAGTCAATGTTCCCCCAGGACATATCTTTTATGTCTTGATCTAAAAAATGGTATTGATCACTTTTCATCTTTTTCTACTGTTTCCCCAAGTAATGCTGAATATCCTGGTATATCTATTATACTATCTAAATGTTTAGGAGAATGCACTAGTCTTGCTATCTTAACTAATATTAGGCACAAATAAACTTGCCATACTAATACCTTAAACCCAAACACCACAGACCATAAGTCTGCTATTCTTTGATGGTTGTCATGTGCATCGCCATAGTCTTTGGCTCTATTACCATTAATTAATCTCATGGCATTTTTTAAAACTTCATCTCTTTTCATTTTATTGTCCTTGTGCCTTGTCTAATTTGTAGTCTGTAATTTTTGTACCAAGTTCTTTGTTACCTAACTTTTGAGCTTTGATCCAAACCCTACGAGTTACGTTACCAAAACGATCTCGGAATCTTCTCCAATGTCCACATCTCCAATGTTCACACTTAGGAGATCCATGACCCGAAAATTCTCGTTCATATCTTTTAACACCTCTTGGTTTAGGTAGCTCAACTGTCATTAGAGAATATTCATTAAAAGGCACTCTTTTACCTTTAACTATATGCTCTACTTTAGTTGTTTCTCTGTTTCTTTTTTTGTAAATAACATGATCAAAGTTAAACATAGATAGTGCTGCAACTAAAAACCTTGCTTGTCCTCTTACTACGTCATAAAAAATATCAAAAGTATCTTGTTCAGATATTCTTGGTTTCAAGTTTTTATTTTCTAAAGTTTCTTTATATTCTATCCAATCCTTTGCATATGAGTTAATTACATTAATTTTTGAAACGATAGATGCAAAATCCCCTTGTGCAAGAACTTTATGACACAGACTTTTATTCCACCCTCGACCTCTTAAATCATCATAACCATAAGTTTTATTTGGATGATCTTTTAATCTTTGATCAACACCTCTAGCAAAACGTTGGCTATAATAATGAAAGTAATCTTCACCAAAATAACTGACTCCTGGAAGAGTAACATTTCCAGAACCATCAACTTGTTTATTTGCATATCTGTATTTTAAAGTTTGTGGTAAGTAATCAGCATCATTTTCGAAATGTTCTTTCATTTCTTCATGTCTCATTTTAAAATTTAAAACATTGTCAGAGACATTACTGATAATAAAAGATAAAGATGGTACTGCCCATTTACCATAATTTTCTATGTATTTTGTGTTTGTAGTTTTGAGTTGTACCCAAGGTGTATATGCATGTGTAGTGTCATCTCCTTTGTTAAGTTCATAAATGTGATAACCCATATGTCTTTGTTTAACCGAATCATTTTTATCCATTTTTGTTCGATTATCTATAAAAGGAACTAAATCTGCAAAGTGCTTAGAGTAAAATTTCCTATATGCTTTAAACAAAGCAGTTTGATTAAACTCAATAAACATGTTCGGGTAAGGTGGTTTAGCTAACTCAAGTGCCTTAACAAAAGAACTCGGATTAACCATGGATGCTTGGACAAGATTATAAAGTAATGCATCATCAATAAAAAACTTTTTAGATTGCACTAATTGAACTTGTACATTTCTAACTGTACCTCGTGAATATTTATGATCTAAATAATTATGTAAATTTTTCTTTGGATCAGATAAAGCCGAAATAATTTCATTCGCCATCATTGGTTTATTGGTGTCTGCATAAGTTTTCATTTATAATACCTCCTTATATTTTGTATCCACTTTCACTTTTGCTTTCAACTATATGTAAAGACTTACGAGCACGAGTTACTCCTACATAAAAT